TTTCTTTTGTCTCTTTTATTGCTGTTTTGCAAACAGGGCATGCTTTATCAACCATTATACAGCTCTTGTTTTGCCTCTCATAGCACATCCATCTATTGATCTTTTTCTTTTTACTGGGCCTCCAGCCATCATCTGTGTCATAGGTGTCATTCTATTGCTTTGAGGAACAGCTGAAGAATCCATTTTATTAGCACCAGCCATAGCCATTCTACGTTTTTTTGCTTTATCTTGTTGTCTCTGAGCAAAGTTTCCAATAAGACTACTGCTACCTAAAGATGATGCAAGTTCAGATATAGGGCCTTTACCCTTCATGATACTATAAGCAGGAGAAATAGTTTCTAGCATTTTGCCAATGCCTTTCTTTATTACAGGTTTCTTTTTCTTAGTTTTCATTCTATTACCCTTCAGTTGTTTGCTCATTGTTGCTCTAGATATCATTATTTAAGTAACGATAACAATTCTGTTACGGCCCCTGTATTAGTTACAGCTATTACTGCTAAAGCACCAATCAGCATCCATTTAGCTTGAAAGACTGCCCTTTTAATATCTGTCATGTCTGCTCTTAATTCATCAACATGCTTTACAAGATAGTCTTGTTTGGATTTCCATTCAGCAAATTCTATTTGCAAAGACTGAACATTTTTTTCCATTAACATTTCCACCTTCTTCTAGCTTGTCTTAAACGACTATTTGGATTTTTTGCTGCTTTAGGGAATTTTTTCATTTGACCTGCAGATCTGGCACAATAAGACTTACGCCTCTTTGCAGCAGTACTGCCGGGTTTTACTTTTCCTGTTACAGCTGTTTTAAGTTTAGATCCGGGATTATCTCTACGGTATTTTGCAACACCTTTTTTGGTCATACCAGCACCAGATTTGGTGGGCCGTTTATGCCCACCTCCGATGGAGTGACCTTTCATGGTCCCTTTTTTTGCAGCCATTATGACAAGAACACAGTTAATTTATTGCCAGAACCTGTAAATGCATGAACGAAAGCACCGTTCTCTGCTAGTATACCTTGATCTGGTATGTTCAATGTATGTAATCCTGTAGGAAAACTTTGAACCAATAAATCTGCTCCACCTGATCCATCTTTAATTGTAAATGCACCAGCAGAGTTACCAAATATAACAACCTGTCTTATTCTAGATCTTGTTGGACCTAGAACAGCAGCACTGTCACCTTGGTCTATGTTAAATGACTTTGTGTCTGATCGACCTGCCATTTATGCCTCCTGTTATTAAGCCTCGTAGCCTATTAATTCAATTACTAGCTTACCAGCAGTATAATCTGCATCTGTTGTTGCACCTAATGTTAAAT